GGAGGTAACTGCTCTCTTATAGCGGTCCTCGATTAGAGGAGCCTCGCCATGGTTAAGAACAGGAGACCACTTTTCCTGGAGATGTTCTGCGTTAAACATTGTATCTCCGATGTTTGTTAGGAAGTGTGTTTGTTAATTATTTAGTGAATCACTGATTCCAGCGGTTCATAGCATTGAGGTACTGTGCCATTGCTGGTGATACTTCTTCTGCTTCTACTGGAGTTTCGTCGGCAACTACTTTAGGAGCACCTTCCTTAGGGAAGTATGACTCCTTGATGGTTGTAAGTTTCTTGGAAAAATCTTCTTCCGTAGTGAAATCTACACCTTCAGCAAGTGATGCTAGTTTGTCTTTCTGAGTGTCTACTAGATCTTCGGAAATTTCTTTCACGATGATCTGTTTAGCAGATTCATTCAGACGATTTTGAAGTTCAATATTAGCCTTAACCTGTTCGTTGAGGCGTTCTTCCATCTTACAAAGGTCGTCAGTTACGCCTTCGAGAACGTCAATTTTCTCGTCGGGGATGCTGATGTAGTGCTCTTCAAAGAGACTCTTCAGACCAGTAATAAAGTCTTCGGTAATCTCATTTTTAATACCACGGTCAACAGCAACTTGATTTTCCTCAAGCCACTTGGTGACAGCGTAGTTAATTGTGCCATTAACTTCTTCAGCAAGTTCTGTCTTGATAGACGCTACTTGCTCAGAAATTTGAGCGGCATACTGCTCTTCAAGTTTTGCCCACTCTTCAGTGAGTTTAGACTTAACGGCAGCTTCAAAGATTGTTTTTGCTTTTTCAGCAAACTCTTCTGATAGTTCGGTTCCCTCGGTGAGAGCAGCGATATCGCTAGATACATCGAGTTCTTCAAACTTGGGTTTGATGGGATACGTTACGTTACCACCCATCTTAGTACCATAGGCAATTTCTGCTCCGAATGTTGGGGCAGTGCCGTTAGGTAGGTCTGTATTAGAACCACCACGATTAGGTTCGCCAGAGATACCACCCGAAATAGGAGCAGCAGCCTTAGCACCAGGGTTCTCGTCACCATCCTCATCATGTTCGTGGGGAGTGGTGGTTACACTGTTAACTTCTTGAGGTGCTTTTTGTCCGATAGCAACTCCAGGTTGAATTGGAGCAGCGTGACCAGTAGCTCCTTCGCCAGCACCCGCTTTAGAATTAACAGCAGTATTTGACTGACCTGAGGCAGCAGCATCGCCAGGTAGAACAGCAGCTGTTACCGTGGGCATTGGATCTCCAGCCTCGGAAAGTACAGCGGCGTGCTCACTGGCAAACTCCTCAAACTTTTCGTTAAGCATATCTGACATTTGAGTTTTCCTCGTAAGTATCTAAATGATTATTCTAAGATTATTTATGAATTCAAAGATTTGAAAGGAATTGGTTAAATGCCGAAAGCATTTTTTCTTCCAAATTTGCTTTGGAAGCGTTATCAATTTCTTTTTTCATCTCTTGGATTTGTCTTTCACGGAGTAGACCGCCTTCCCAAACCCATTCTTTACCTTCCATAATTCCGTTGACGAAAGCGTCAGGGGCGGAAGGATCTGCTACGATATCAGCAGCAGTGGCGAGCATAAAGTCATCACTAACATACTTCACGCCATTTTCTTCTTTCAGAGTACCCATGCCTCTAGAAGAAACACCAAGTTTTACACCTTCACCGAGGAGATTCTTGGCAATAGATCCCATTGGAGTGTCAAGAATTCTTGCTTTACCAATGAAGTTAGTTCCCTCTGCCTTTAGTGATGTGATCTTGTGAGACACTCGATCAAGATTGACAGTGGGACCGTCAGGGTGACCTAGTTCTCCTAGGGCCCTTCCCGCTCTAACATACTCTTCTGAATACCTTTCGACTTCTTTCTGAAGAACACCGAATGGATAGATTCTTCCGTTGCGGTTCTTAATTTCTCCTTGAAGAAATACTCCTTCAATATAGAGAGTTTTCTTACCATCTTTTTCCTCAGTGAGGATCTGGATGTCTTCGATGCTTTCAGTAATTAGTTTCATTGTTCTTCTGGAGTATCGCCTGTTGGTTCATCAAAGAACGTATTTGCTACGGTCTTCTTGTACGTATCAATCGTTTCTGATGCTTTAGCGTATAAAATGTCATCGATTTTATCGAGAGCATCTGCTCTTTTTTTGTCGGCAATTAAGTCAACAATGTTGAGCACTTCAGAATCAAGTGGTTGATCAGACATAGTATAAGTACGGGTTATAATTTATTTATCACTTTTTTTATTTGCTGCTGGAGAGGGTTTGGGCATTGCCTCCATTTTTTCAATCTCTCTTGCCTGAGCATCGTCTGCTGCCTGTGCTTCCAACTCTGGGGAGAAGGCATCATTCTGACGATCCATCATATCAAAAGTATTGACATCAGCAGGGTTCATGGCAAGACCAGAATCAATATCACCCTGGATCTGTTTGTTCATCTCCTTCATGTCTTTCTCAGTCTGCTGTAGAATTTGACGACGGATGTAGTCAACAGAGAAATACTTACCTAGGAATGGATCCATTTGTGCTACAAGGTTCATACGCTGTAGCATCATCTCCTGTTCCTTTAGTTCGTTAAAGTGATTGTCGAACAGGAAGTCATACTGGATATGCTCTTCCATCTCATCCCAATCTTCAGGAGCAATTACTCCCTTGAGGATAAGTTGGGTCTTGAGAATGTCGTGGAAAAGTTCGCTAAATCTCTTACGTAGTCTTCCGATGAACTTGGTAAACTTGAGTTCGTCACGGAGGACTTCAGTGGTTTTACCAAGATTGAATCCTTTATTGTCGTCTGTGAGACGGGAAGGAGGAAGATTGAGAGAGTTATAAAGTTTCTTTTTAAAGTACTCAACGTCCTTAAGTTCTCCGAGGTTCTGTCCTCCAGGCAGCGTAGTAATTTCAGTACCACGTCCACCCTCTCTACGAGGCAACCAGAAATCCTCAAGCATACTCATATGCTTTTTGTCATCACGGATCTCACCAGTGCTAGCATCGTACACTAGTTTATTACGATAACGTGCCATCACGTCACGGAGATATTGTTCCGCTTTAACTTTTGGTAGATTGCCTACATCGATGTAGAAAATTCTACGCTCGGGAGCACGTGACAATCTGTAGATAACAAGACTATCTTCAATCATTCGTAGTTGATTGAGAGATTTAATTGCTTTATGTAAAAAACTTAGAGGAGTTTTTCTATTCAGATCGGTAAGACCTGAATTACACATAGCAATAGAATCTGCTGCCATCTTAATTCCGTTTGAAGAAGCGAAATCGTATGAAGCATTTATAGTAGAAACGTTGGCATAACCTTTGGGGTTGTAAATGTAGTAATCAATAAAATCTCCCCAGTCATACTCTAGAGCAGTACCTTTTGCTCCTTGAGATGCTGCTTCTGGGTGCTTAATTTTCTGCCTAACTTTACGAAGTTTTAGCGGATCAATATAGCGAAGTTCTAGGATACCACGCTTGGGTTTGTCCAAGTCGATAACCTTATGATAATATGTACGACCATCGATGTACCAAGTCCTAATGATTTGGTGAGCATTCTTGTCGAAGTTTAAAAGTTTTTTGACGTAGTTAAACTCGTCCCTAATTTTTTTCTTTACTCCAGAACTAACATCAAGATTAGAAAGTTCAATTTCTACTGGAGAATCGTCAGCATCACTGACGACAAATTCGTTAACAATTTCATCTACAGCACTATCCGTTTCTGGATGAAGTGCCATGTCTCTGTAACGCTTAATCAATTCATATTCATTACGTCCTTGTGATCCGTCAACATCCACATACGTGCCAAAATGACCCCCAGCTGCTACAGCTACGGAGTCATTTTGATTTGGTGGGATAGGAGATTGTCCCCTATCCTCACCACCTTTATTAATAATAAAACCAAACAGTTGACTCATTTCAATAGATCTATGTTCCTATAGATCTATTTATTAGATCAAAGGTTGACGATTTTTTCACTACCGAATCTACCTGAAGAACCAGCTTCTAGATTACTCGTTGTAGGAGTTTCAACGGTCCAGTAAGAATACTGGAATTCAACTGAGAACTCTTCAATCTGATCATTGCTGTCATAAGCAAGATCAATCTGGGAGACATTAGTTGGGAAGGCATGTCTTAGATTATATTCTCTAAGAACTTGACCACCTTGAGCACCATGCTTCTCAAGTTGCTTGACCTTAACTTCGGCCATGTAACCATCAGTTTCTTTGGTTGGAATAAAGTTGGGTGAGTAGTTACCCTCATGAGTATTCATGGACTCCAACCATGATTCAAAGTAAGCACGGATCTTCATGTCCTTATCATTAAAGAATGTAGCAGTCCAGGTATCGAAGGTACGGTCGCCAGCGATCTTGACAGTTCTACCACGGAAAGGAACTTCGATTACTCCTAGGTTAGAAGCAGGTAGAGCAGCGGACTTACAAAGTAGATTGATCAAATCTTTTTCAGTAGCGTCAGCAGGGGTTCCCGAAGTGAGTCCCCCATTGGGCCATTGAATATCAATGGAGAACATATTGGGCTTGACGCCTTGCCCAATATCTTTGATGAAATTGTTAATACGTGTTGTCATTGTTTTTTTCCTTTAATTTGTGTGTGAAGTGAATAAATTAATTATCAACCACCGATAACTTCACTGAAGGATACACCAGACTTGGTTGCCGTTAGAGTAACGGTAACAAAGTTGATGGAACGGGTTGGTTTGATGTAAATTTCAGCAACAAACTCGTTACGATCAACCACAGATGAGGTGTTATTCGTATCATCACAAACTACGAGGAAGTCGGTAACTCCTCTTCTTGCCTGAATTTCTGACATGAACGAATTCAAGGCAGAGGCAAATCCAACTCTAGTTGTAGCATCGTTTTGCTCAAAGAGAACTCCTTTAGCAAGAGTCTCTGCTCTCTTCTGTACAGCAAGGAACAAACGGCGAACGTTAATTCTGTCGAAAGCTGAAGGTGAAGCAAGAGCAGTCTTGTCACCAAAGAGTACAGTTCCAGTACCAGGAAGAGAAACAATAGGATTGACTCTTGCTTGATACAGTTCGTCTCTATCAGACTGAGTTGGGTTGAATGCCATCTTAACGGCATTTCTTAGACCACCACGATTGGTGCCAGCAGGTGAGAACCAATCTTCTAGATTAGCAGAAGTGGAAACACAGAGACCAGCAACGTCGCCGTTACAAGGAATCCAACGATACAGATCGTTGAAGCGGTCATACATGTACTTGTAACCACTATCAAATACAGCGTAGGAAGTAGATGCTAGCGTGTTGAAGAAGTTGATTGTGTTAGTCTTCTGAAGGGATCTCGTTAGAGCACCACCAGAGGAAGCAATCTGATTGCCTTTATGAGCAGATAGGAAAGCGATACAGTCTTTTCTGTTTTGGGCGACTGCCATTACAGCAGCTGCTTTCAACTTAGTGTCGGTTTCCGCTGCCATCGAACCACCCATAAGAACAAAGTCTACGGTAGATTCTTCAGTCTCACTGAAGACTTCGTAAGCTTCATCAATTTCGCCAGAGGTGTAAGCGTAGTCGTCAGCACCATCAGCAAGATCAGATGAAATAGCACCAGCAAGGGTGAACATACTTACACCAGCATCTCCAGAAGCTTGTGCCCAAGCATCGCCAGCATCACTAGAAGAAGGGGCAATAGCACCGACAAGTGTTGAACCAGTGAAGATGTATTCAGATCCAGCATTGATAGCAGACTTATAATAGGTTGCTTGATTTTCAGAACCTCTGCCGTCAGATAGTTTCGAGAGATAAGTCAGACGCTCGATGACAGTACCAGCAGTACCAGAGATAGCACCAGTGCTGTCTACGACAGCAACGTGTAGTTCGTCATACTTAATACTACGATCAGAAGCATAAGCAGAAGTACCAGGACGAGGACCGATTGCCGAAAGAGCAACACCACCGACTGTAGTATTTGACCACCAATCAGCAACAGAAGAAATTACTACATCAGTACCACCATCTTCTAGTTCATCAGCAGTTGAAATTAGAACTGCTGGATTGTCTAGGACAACTGTTACAACTTGAGCATTGTAAGATACAACCTCAGCAGTAGCAGTTCCACCGCCACTTAGATTGAAAGTTACAGCGCCACCAGCAACAGGTAGGGTAGAAGGTACTGAAGCAAGGGTAATAATTTGGTCAGGACCACGGTCGGCAACGATAACTCTTAAAGCATTGCCCCAAGTTCCTGGGTTTTTAGCAACAAAAGTTTCGCCGCTTCCTAGACCACCCTGCCAATCAGTAGAGTTTCTGACGTTTAGTGAAGCATTGCTACCAGTGTTAGCTGAATTTGTGCCCGTCTCGGCACGTACAACAGCGAGTCTACCGCCGTAATTTAGAAATTCAGAAGCTACAAACCAGTCCTCAGCATTAGCCGTTGAAGGCTTGCCGAAAATGTTTAGTAGATCGTTCTGACTGCCGATAGTTGTAATCTCGCCAACGGGTCCTCTAGCAAACGTTGTAGCAAAAGCACCAGTAATAGACTGGGTGTTTGTTACTACAGCTGTAGTGAGGTCGCGTTCCTTGATTACAATACCAGGCGAGATAAGACTTGCCATGTGTTTTTCTCCTTAAGGTATCCAGAGTTTAATCTAATATTATTTAGATTTTTGGACTCTTTGAGTGGGGAAACTCGACATGAACATTACCAATCTGGATAGTCCCACATTGAAGTAGTGTCCCTCTTTTTCCTACTTTCAAGTACTCTTCTTACTGTACACAACTTACATTCGTATGAATATGCTGACTCTACTGTTGCCCTATTTTTTCTAGTCAGGTAAAAATCATCCATCAAACTTTTAGTTTTTCCACAGGCACGACAAGTCCTCTCTTTAAAGATCAAATGGTCTAGAGAAAACTGATCATCAAATTCCATTAGTAATGATTCCACATGTACCCAACTTCTTCCTGGGTATCTCCATACCACACAGTACCATCTTGTACAAATCCTTCATCACCTTCCAGTCCACTGGTAATGAAACCGAACGGTGCCATGTCTTGTTCAATTTGATTTTTTTGTTCGTCGTAGATACGTTGACGAATATCATTATCAGTCATCTCTTTGAAATATTCTTGCTGTACTAACCAGGCAAAGATAACCATACAC